TATCAGAACACGGCATAAGTCAAAATGATACATTTGGATTAGTATGGTATACAAGTGCTAGCACCAACACTAAAAACGCTACTACAGTTGTAATTACACTAAATTCTTGGAGTGTTGATACGCTTGTAGCAGAATTTGCCAAGAAATTTTTAGATTCTACTGGTGTAGAAACTAAAACATTTGATGAAGCTAGATTGGATTCTATTTATTATATTGCTAATAACCCAGCAGCTATAGTAAGAGTAGGAGCATGTTATACAGATTTAAAAAATTGTAGAATAGCAGTTAAAAGTAATTCCAATTTAAAGATACAAAACGTTACAGTTGAAACAGCAGCGAATAACGAAGCAGATGATGTAACAAGAGTTCCTTTGGAAGGTAGAACGTATTTAAGTAAAGGGAATAATATTCAATGGAAAAATAATCGAAAGATATTGCCAGGATGGTTTAATGTAAATGATGAAATAGTGTTGTGTGAGCAGTATACAGCAGCTACCACAGCCAATTTTGAAGCAGCCAAAATTGCAGAAACTGATGTGTATTATATGCCATCTATTGGATCTAGTGCTAATACAGGAACAGGGTTTTATAAGACCACAGAAGCACCTAAACCTTGGGAGTTAACTAATTGTATTGAAAGTAAGAAGATTGATATTGCACCGGGCGAGATTAGAAATTCATATGTTAAGTCAAATTTAGAGGTATCTCTGAATTATCTGTTTCGAATCCTTATGTCTTCACCAGGAGGACAAAAAAATGCAATTGGATATCAAGAAAAGTTAGGAATGACGAAAGTTCATTTTATTGAAAAAGTAGTAGGAAGAACAGCTACTCCAGAAAATCCCATTGCTTTATGGGTTCAGGTAGACTTTAGGCAATCAATGGTTGTAATGAAAGGTCAGAGTAATTTTACATTACCAGTTACATATCAGATTGATAATTAATAAAATATTTCCCCTATAAATACTAACACTTGAGATGTGTCAATGCAAGAGCGGGATCGCAGGGGTGGATGGGGCCCCGCGATGGGGTTGGAAGGGGTTAGCCCCTCCTTACAGTCCGTATAAGGACCCACCGGAGGTATACCAGGCGCTGACCGCGCTTAGGTTCCACCGGAGGTAAACACGATTAGGGTGTTCCAAGGTGATCAAGGTGGGGAAATAGTATTACCCCCACCTTGGAGCATGGAACACCCACATGACATGATTAGGGCGTGAAGGATGATTTATCATCCGAGTAAGCCACAAAAAGATAGGGCGTGAAGGATGATTTATCATCCGAGTAAGCCCCAAAAGAGATAGCGGAGTCGGTAGACGAAAATTAAAAATCAAAATTTTTAATTTCCGAAGCAGCATAAAAGCAGGATGATTTTAGGGTGCAACATTGAAAAATGTCAGCTAAAAATTGGGTTTTTACTCTTAATAATTATACTGCAGATGAAGTTGAAAAGTTAGCTGAAATGTATCAGCACGGCAGATTTCAGTATATAGTATTTGGATATGAAATAGGAGAAGAAGGCACACCTCATCTACAAGGATATGTACAGTTGAAGAAAAAAGCCAGAATGAATCAAGTTAAGGCACTAATCTCAAATAGAGCCCATTTGGAAATACAGAGAGGGAGTGTAGTGCAAGCAGTCAATTATTGCAAAAAGGATGGAGACTTTGAAGAACACGGAACTTTTAATACACCTGGAGGTACGTGTATATGTTTCTATAGACTGCATGTCGACGATCTCGTTTTATAATAAAACTAGTTAGAAATGATTTAGAAAGTTTGAAAGAAGCTATAAAAGAAGGGAAAAGAGGTCTGGAACTAATGGAAGAACATGCTGCTGTTTATGCAAAGTATCCGCGTTTTATACACGATTATATAAGAGCCCTTGAAGAAGCTAAGGTTACACGTGAAGATTTGATACCACGTGATGGATGGCAACAAGCACTTAGTGATGATTTACAGCTTGAAGCTGATAATAGGAAAATTATTTGGATTATTGATGTTGTTGGCAACAGTGGCAAAAGTTATTTTGCTCTTCACTACAAAGCAAGAACATCTTACTACGTTACAGGAGGAAAAGCAGCAGACATTTACTACGGATACGGATATGAAGAAGTAGTATTTTTTGATTTGGCCAGAATGAAACAAGAATATGTTCAATATGATGTGATGGAAACATTTAAGAATGGACAATTTTACTCTACTAAGTATGAATGTAAAAATGTAAAATTTAAAGTACCACATGTAGTAGTATTTTCAAATTTTCACCCTGATACTCAGATGTTAAGTTCAGACAGATGGGACTTACGCGTCATTTAAAAAATAAAAAATATGGCTCCTAAAAGAAAGTTTAGTGTGATGAGAGCAGCAGATAGAGTTGGAAAAGCAGTAGCTTCAGCAACAGGGTATGGAACACAATATAAATTAGGCAAGAGGATTGTGAAGAAAATTTATAAAAAAGCCAGAGGTAAGGTTAAGCAAGAGGCTTGGGCGAAGCAGAGAAGACCGAAAAAGTTTTCAGGTTATATTAAGAAAGGAAGCACTATTAAAGATTTAAAACCAGTTAGTAAAAAACTCAGAGGAAAGGATGGTAAGTTGACTAGTTATGCAATAGCAAGTAAAGGTATCTCATGCCACTTTGAAATGAGGAAAAGTACTTCAGGAGTGCAGTCAGAAGCAGTAATGATTGGTCACACATCAATGCCTCAAAAGCAAACATATATGAATATGTTTAGGGCAATTATAAAATATCATTTTGTAAAAATGGGAGTTGTTATTAGTGATTTTGGATCGCAATTATCAGAACACGGCATAAGTCAAAATGATACATTTGGATTAGTATGGTATACAAGTGCTAGCACCAACACTAAAAACGCTACTACAGTTGTAATTACACTAAATTCTTGGAGTGTTGATAC